GTGAGCTCCACCGCTCATTGCACCAGTCAATAAAAGAACATCTGGCGCTACTTCTTTAGCAGACTTCCAAATATCATCAGGATTGGTAAATGATCTTGGTTTAGCGTTAGGATCGTCATTGACTCCAGCGGCCAGTTCAGTATTGTGCTGACCAATTTGTGTGATGGTTTCTGTGCCAAGCTCATTTACAAGCTCTAACGCACCAGCACCAAAAGACTTGAGCACGCCCATAAGCCCTTGGCCTGCTTCCTTGAATATAACCCCAGCCAATTTGTTACCAAACACGTTTCCTAGCGCCTCTGGCAATGCCTCCCATGCGCCGTGCTCTCTGACAAGTCCTTGGTATTCCTGAGCTGTTTTAAGCCATTGCTCATCGGTCAATGGTTTGCCTGTTGCCTTTATAGAAGCATCGTCTAGCTTTTCTCTTATGTCTCGTAAGAATCCGTTGGTATCCATGCGGTAAGCCGCCGCACCAGATGCCGCCATCGTGCCTGCTTCGGTTGCCAATGGAAGTGGAGTAACAAATCCAACTGCCGCACCTGCCAATCCTGAACCCATAGACAATACAGAAAATGCCGCATTCTGTGGCAAATTTCTAATCTTGGCTCTGTCAACACCTAATAGATATTCGTTTTTAAGCTCTGGATTTTCGGCATTCTTTTTGGCCAGTGCACGTTGTTCAGCAATAAAGTCGTGTTTCCAAGCATCTCCTGTCAAAGCACTAGGATCTGCTCCCTGAGATAACGCTTGAGCTCCAGCCTCAAATGCCAAAGGAGTAGCGGCAATAGCGGCTCCAACGTCTTGTGCCAATGGAACTGCGGATTTGGCAAGTTGATCACGTTTCTTTTGTTGATCTTGACCAAACTTGGCAATACCAGAATACCAAGGCTGTTCCTGTTGTGGCTCTGGGGGTGCAACTTGTTGCACTGGGGTTGGGACTATTGGAGCTTGCGCTACAGGAGGTGCAGGCGGTGCAACTTGTTGCACTGCTGGTTGTTGATTTTGAGCAATGATTCCCTGTATGTCTTCTTCATTGGGATTGATAGGACCTCTGCCTGCATTGGCTAAACCTGCTAATCCTAATTGGTTATTAACATATTTTCTACTTTCTTCAGGCGTAGCTTCAGAAGGTGCTTTGAATAATGAGTATCTTCTCAATAATTCAGTTTGGGTAATATCATCAGGAACGCCTCTGACAAGCGTCCCATCTGGCATTCTTACATCCATGATTATCCTTATCTAGGAAGAGCAGAAAAATCTATCGCTGGAGCTCCTGCTTGTTGAGCAGTTGGCAAACCGTTTGTATTAGGAATTCCTTGTTTTGGAACTACTGGTGGTGTTTTTTGTATTGGCATAGCCTGTAATGTACCAGGAATATCTTCACTCCAGAAGTGAGGACCAGCTTGTGGTTGAGCCGCTTTTGGATCGTATGTTGTTTGATAGCCTGGATGTTGTAAATGTGGCCTAGAACCGTAAAGATTATCGGCAACTTGATTTATTTCAGCGCTTAAAGCATTAATCTTTGAAACATTAGACGGGAATCCTTGTTTAATTAATGCGTCTCTATCTGCAATTGCTTTTGCAGTTTGTTTTGCAAATAAAGCATCAACTTCTTTTTGCTCTGCACTTTGCGGGCCGCTTTTATTAGTTAAATAATCACCATAAATTTTATGCCAATCTGCATCAGATTTAATTTTCTCAGCTTCATTACCAAGTTGGATTCTCTTAGCAATAGCTTCTTCATTCTGATATTGAGATGTGTTTTTAAGTTGTAACGAGGCAAGGCCGTGAGCAACTTTGGCATCGTTTTGTTTCTGAGCCGTATCCATAAGTAAAGCGGCATCACGATAGTTGCCAGATTTCTCAGCGCGTTTGGCTTGCATAAGTGATAGATTGGAATTGTCCAAAGCATCTTGTGCTTGTTGATCGGCTTTTTGTGCCGCTGTATAAGTCTCAAGACCTTTTAACCCGCCTTGACCAATGTTAGCCATTGCATAAGGGGAAGTGCCCGCCATCATTCCAAGACCAGCAGTTAATAGCGCAGTACCTAAATTGTTTCCAGAACTAGCATCGAGCTTAGCTTGTTTTTGAGCAATTCTTTGTGCAAATGGCGCATAATCAGACTCTACTTGTTGATTCTTTGGCTTAACCATTGCCTCTTGTTTTGTCTGCAATTGTTCAGGAGTTATAAGAGAACTATTTCCTTGTGTATCTTTTGGATTTAATACAGCAGAAATATCTTCATCTGTTAATGGTTTATAAGTGCTACCAGTACCGCCGCCTGCATAACCAATAATCCCGCCATCTGCATGACCCATACCTTGAAGATTCTGAGCTGGCAAAGTACCAATTCCTTGTTCTTCTGGTAATGCCATAGGTGATCCACCATGAGGCATATTAGGATTATCTCCAGGCAAAGCACCCCCACCAGGAACCATAGGTTCTGGCGGTTCTATTTTGTCAATATCTTTTAATTTCGTAATAAGTTTTTTTGCAGTCTCAAAGTCTTTGTTGGCAATACTTTCGTCAATAGCTTGTCTAATTTCCATTTCTGGATCAGGCGTTTGTTCGGGTTGACCTGTGGGTGCTCCTGGCTGACTTGGCTGACCCATAGCTTGAATAGCCTGGTCTTTAACTGTCGTTTGCGGCCCTGGCTGAGCTGATTGTTGGCTCATAGAATTAACTTGAGACGCAAGTGCAACCAAATTAGGATTGCACTGGTGTTGCATTACATACTGTTGTAGCTTACCTTGGTCTTTTAAACTAGCCAACATAGCCATAGTCTGGTCGATTTGACCAGGCTGGAAAGGTGTAGTACTTGGATTAAACATATTTACCCCATTTTCGCTATTGCTAAATCAACAATGCCATTGGATTTTCGATGCTTAATTGCACCACCTTTTTTCTTGTTAGAAGTTGTTGTAGATCCTCCAAGGCTAGAAAGACCAGCCACACCAAGACCTAAGCCTGCCACTTGCGATAACATAGATGGAGGAGCTTGATAAGTTTGAGCAGTTGTATTTGTCATTGGCAAACCATGCAAAATATTAGACTCATAACTTAATTGTTCATAAGGATAATTCTTAGCGTTTAAGTAACATTGATATTGTTGGTTAAGAACATTTTGAACTTGCTGTTGTTGTACAGCACCCAATTGCTCTTGATTGTTAATTAAATTTTCACCTTGTGTAAACTGTGAGTTACCAAGCGTATTAAGCGTACCAGCCGCTGTGTTGGCTAAGTTAAGTCCTTGCAAGCCTAAATTAGCTCCAAACTGTTGTTGTTGTGCGTTAAGGTTAGCCGCAGTCTGATTAGCCGCCTGGTTTGTTGTTTGCGCTTGTAAGTTTCTAGCCGCACAAGTAGAGTATTGAGCTTCTGCACATTTATAAGCTTGGTTAAACGCATTACCAATTAAGTTTTGTTGAGCCAGTTGGTTAGCTTGATTCTGAGCTCCAGTCAAAACAGCGCAACGTGTACCGCCAAATGCGCCTTGTCCAACGGCCGATGCCTGGTTCATTTGTTGTTGTTGAGCCTGTTGCTGTTGCATCAACTGTATTTGAGGAGCCAAAGATGCCTGCAAATACGGATTCATATAGGCCATAGCCGTATTAGGATCAGTAAAGTTCCCTGTGCCTACCTGTTGAGCTTGATAAGGGTTGTAGGCGTAACGTGTATTTAATCCTGCAAGTCCAGCATTACCCGCCATAGTTGTTGCACATTTAAGCTGGGGTGCAACTTGTTGCGCGGCTTGTGCTGTAAATGCTTGTTGCTCAAGAGGAGTAAATTGGGCTACTGTACAGCCCAAATACTTCATGTAAGGATTTTGAGTTGTACAAGTTAATGCCTGGGTCTTGCCCAACATGCTCGTAGCATAAGGAGCCGCGTAACACGGTATCGTTGTCGTTGTGTAACTGACTGAGGTAGGGCAAGCCATATTTAATCCTTATGCGGGTAAAAATTTATCAGAGTGCGAATTTACAGCCACTTTGTTATGGCCAACAGAGCGTGCTCTATTCTTCTGTACGCGATCCATCATTTGGTAAAGTTTGCGAGCTCCAGCTTCAGTCGATCCATTGCCAAGCTCAGAAACAATACGAGCAGGAACCACAAACTCACCGTCAGCAAGACGGGCAGGCTCAGGGTTATGAGCACCAATAGTTGCAGGAATCGAATCAGAGACACCATCACCTGGCCCGCGTAATAAACGACCTCCATCTGAATAACCTCCTAAATGACCCACTGCTTGACCACCATGATTTAAAGCGGTAATACCACCAAGTGCATACTTAGTTGGGTTCTGCGCATAACACAAATAAGGAACAGCAACTTGTCCTTGATATGTGTTTCCAGTTATTTTGGGTTGATTAGTTTGGCCAGAAAGAAAGTTATAAGCATTTTTACTATCGCCAGTCATGGTATTGTAGTTTTGACTGGATTGTTGTGGTGCAGATTGGAATGTATATGTACTACATTTATTGCAATAATTAACTGGAACTATGGGTTGCGTTCCAAAATTAGACGCATTTATAACAGGCCCAGCCGCATATTGTCCCGTAGAAGGATTGTAAGAATATTCACGAATCACATTTGATGATGGACTTACAGGCGCTGAAACAGTATTAGCTGAAGAAGCTTTCTTAAGTCCTTGAACCGCCAAACCTGTTGCACCCAATCCAGCCGCTATTGTCAGTGGAGCGCATTTTTCATAAGAACTAATAATGTAATTCTTTGCCTGTTGCAACATACTTGGATTACTGGCTGTTGCAGATGGAGTTACAACGGGTGCGGCGCTAGGTGCGGCAGTAGTTGTTGCGGCAGATAAAGGATTGCTTGCGCCAGTTCCAGCCGTAGCAGGATTAGCCGTAACTGGGTTAGCTGTATAGTTAACCGTATCATAAGGTTGAGCTACACCAATAGCATTATTAGAAGCAGTTTGTGCGGCCGTAGGTTGTAATTGCTGTGTGCCAAGTTGATTAATTGCGTCTGCTTTTGATGCGGCAGATCCAGCTATTCCAGATGCTAAAGAACCTCCAGTCCAGCCCGCTAATCCAGCTTGTAATCCAGTCTTTAAGTTACCCGTAGATAATCCAGCAAGACCTCCCGTTATTAAACCAGCATTAGCACCCATGCCAAGACCAGTCAGCCCGCCTAATCCAGACACCATTGATAAGGGGTCAAAATAAGCTAATGCGGCTCCAGCTAAAGCATCTACTAAAGGATTTGAGATTGCGGCTCGACCACATATTCCTATAGCTTGACCAGCTTGACCAATAGCAGAACTACCGCCTGTTAGGTCAGAGCCAAATGCTTTACTAGGATTGGATACTAAATCGCTGAAAAAACCCATAATAACCCCTTAAATTTGGTCAAATTTTAACATTTAAGCCGTTCCAGTGGCAATTAAAATACCTTCTACACCAATACCCACTGCCGATGTTCCAGAAGACGGACCGCCAGCGGCTTGCCATTGAATATCAGTTTTTTGTGCATATGCACGGGGCGCTACCCTAAGTGTTTGGTACGAATTTGTAAATGGCGCTTGGAGTAAGATGTTAATTATTCCATTTGTATTTTGCGTCCATACCCGATAACTACAATAGTTGTTAATTGTGTTTCCGTTTTGATTTGAATAAGCATTGGAGCGGGTCAGATAAAACGTATATCCGTTTGGCACGGTATATATCATGGCTTGGCTTTTACCATTCCCAGCAGTAATTTCTGCGTACTGAACGGTCTTACCCGCATTTCCTAAGTTGAGTGTGCCAACAGCATTAACCGATCCAGAAACTTGTATTCCATTGATTCTTAAGTATGAATTTGCAGTAGTTACACCTGTTGTGCCATTGGTTAAAGTCAAAGTTTCTGACAATAAGTTGTAGCTTGAATCAAGTCCGTTAATTAATACCGATACGTTTGTATCTGATCCAGATGAACTCCAAAGTAACATTGTTGACGCTGAGCCTGGATATGTATAAGCAGTAGTGTTTTCCCAAACGGGATAATAAGTTGCGGCACTAGAATTGGGTAGTGCATTTTGATACCCATAAATATTAACTACCGAAGTACCTGTAACAAGCCCGCGAGAAACTTGCAAATATGGCGGCAAAGCCAACGGATTTTCGTTATTTGTGTAAACGGTTAATGGATTTGAAGAGCTTCCTTGTGATGGATATAGCGTAATCATACTGCCTCCCCACCGCTAACAGTTATGGTTAACCCTGTACTTGATCCTTTGGCTTGCAAAGTCACGCCTGGCAACATAATCTGCGAGCCCGTCCATTGCAGGGTAGAGTAAGCTGGCACTGATGTTGAATAAAAGATAGCGTTTGAAGTCCCTGCCGTTCCAGATGGAGAAACAATAGATACATAAACTGTCAGCGCCCCAGATGTTGTGTTACAAATATCCATATCTTTAAGATACGCCCTAACTGTTGCAGGAACCGTATAAATAGATACATAGCTTGCCGTCAAAGCCGATTGAGCAAGTTGATTGGGGGTGACGTTTTGATAATTAGCCATTAAGTCTCCAACCAGATTAATGTTTGATTTGTTGATATTTGAGCCAATGAAGCAGTATTTGTTGCATTAAGTTGAGAAAAGTACAACTGTAATATCTTCTCGAACTGATTCATCCACTCATTAGAATAGGGTGTCGGCGCAAGCGGCAAATTAGGAGGGGCTGGGTTATTGGGTATCATCTTCTGCCATCTGGTCTAATGCTCATCAAAGGTGTACCTAATTGCCATTGGGTTCCAATCTTGTTGGATTCCATCTTGACAATCAATTGACGGCCTCTAATGCGAACATACACATATCCTGTAAATTCTTCGGTAAGGTTTACAGACGCTATATAGTTAACTTGCGGCGAGTTTGGCGTGCCTACACCTGAACCCATGTTTGTTAATGGATATATCGTCATCGTAGCTTGCGGCGTTGTACCAGCCGTAGAACCAGTGAACGTTACATCTGGAAGCATTTTATCTACAAAAGCAAAGCGCTCACCCTGCGCTTGTGCAATATCAATCTCGGATGAAATAATGTAAGAATCTATGGCCGCTGGAGTACCCGTCTCATTGTCATCAACACCGCTTTCCTGGTTAACAAGGTAGCCGTTATATGTGGCCGCAACTGGGCTGGATTGCAATCCCGTATCTAACCATGCTGTCCTAGCCAATGATCCATAATACCAAATCTTGTCAATATAGTTATAAACTACATAGGCATTAATCCTAGTTCCTGATCCTGAAACATAAAACCACCAAATTTCATTAAAAGCCTCAGACGTACTGGCATAAACTTGTTGAGCTTGGTTTTGATTTATGTTTTGAAATACAAACCTACGCAGGTCCGATGGCAAAGTCATAACCTGACCTGTATACATATAGAACTTATCTCGCCCCATCCAGTACACAACACCAGCCGCAAGCGTTGCCGCATTTGGTCCCATGATGGATACATTTTCACCCATAAGCTGAGTGCTCCACACAAAAGGAGGACCAACATACTGTACAGAATAAACGGCCGCATCTGTAATAGCCAAAATCTCTTGACGAGTCTGAATAACCGTCACAATCTGAGATCCATGAGATAGTGTTTGACCACCAGCTTGGTTGGTAATAGATGGATACCAAACATAAGGATTAGCCTGGTCTGACCAACGAATCAACATAGGATTCATAGTCGTTGAACCAATATTGTTGCAACCAAATACAATTACAAACCTAGAAGAATCAGAAACAACAATGTTATTTTGTAAGGTAGGCACGTCTCCTAGTATCGCAATAGACTGCGTTCCTGATTGTGTGCCTGACGTAGCAACAGGTGCGCCGTTTTGAGTCAAAGACACATTAAACTGTGTGCCTGACGCGTTAATTACATAATACTGCGTGCCCGTACTAAGACCAGTAGGTAAAGCGCCAGTTGTTGCAAATGTGACTGAGCTTCCTGTTGGCAAATTTAAGCTAGAAACAATAAGAGCTGGTGTACCTATTGAGATCGTAACCGTTCCGCCAAGAGAGTTTAAATTAACACCTGGCGTTCCAGTTCCATTAGAAGCTGTCCAATAATAAAGACCTTGGCCTCTAGGACCATAGATCAAATCCTGGCCATAGTTGTATTGATTCCATATCTGAAGAGACTGGAGAGTCGTACTACCATTACCCCATGTTCCTCCACCCCATGCACCAGCGCCCCATCCATTAAATGCAACTTCGTATTCTGGCCCTGTATTGAGTTGATAAGAGGCCGTAACTGTACCGCCTCCTGTTGCACTACTACTGGCCGCCGTAGCCGCATTAATCGTATAAGTAGTACCTGACAATACGATTGCAACTTGATACGTTCCGTTTAGCGTAAGACCGCCTACAGCCGATGCGCCAGAGAAAGTAACAAAATCATTAATTGAAAATCCTCCGTTAGCATCTGTAACCACCACCGAAGTTTTGCCGCTTGTCGTTGCAAAAGGATTTGTTAGCGTGTTAACTGCACGAATGGGAGTAATATCGTAATAAAGATTGCCAAAGGTAATATAAAACTTTAGATTTGTACCAACGCCAATATAGCTAATGTTGTTAAACGTAAACCAATTCCAAAGAGAACGGCAAACACCTTGAAATGTATTGATTGAATATTGTGTCCAGCCGCCTATCTTTTCAGGAAAACCCTCTCGAAAACGCACAAGCTGGCTCGAATACCACCCACCCTCTGTAGCATATTGAGTCTTTTCCCTGTTAACCCCAGGTTTGAAAACAAGCTTTAAAAATGACATTATTCAATGATCGCAGTGGATGTTTCTCTGTCTAACTTTAACGCACCGTCACAACACATATTCCAATCTTCACCTTCACGCTCACTATAAGATGGGACATTTATTTTGACGTGCTTAACCAAATACTCTTTATCGCCCTCAAAAAGCCGCCAAACATGGTCCAACGTACCGCGTCCTGGCTGACCCCTAGACTTATTAAATCTTATTCTGTACTTCACACTATCTCAACCTGTGCAGGCGCTAACATTGTTGGCCGAACTTCCATGTTGAAATGTATAAACCGAATTGGTAACTCAGATGCGTGCCTAGAAAACGAGTGCGCTAACCAAGCATTTGTGAAAAAAAACATCCCAGGCTTGGGTATAAATCCAACATTGTTACTTGCTGGGGTTATAAACTTAGGATCATTTTCAGGCAAACTGGCTTGAACTTTACCCGCCCTTGGATCATGAAATACCAAGTTTGAGCAATTTTCAGGACATTCAATAAAGTAAAACCCAACGACTTGCACTGGATTTGTATGTGTATGTTGCTCCATTAGTGAGTGTTTATGGTGTTCTTGACACCACATAGACTCAATAACAGTACTCATTTGTTGCATCTTATAACCCTGGTTAAACAAAATAAACCAAGATTGATTGCCTACAAATTGAATAAACTCAGCCAAACGCGGATCAGCATATATGTTGTTAGTCATCCTAACAGGATATATTTCATCCAGCTTTTCGTTAGCTTTGACAATTGCAAGGTGCTCGTCAGTAACAGCTTTGACGGCATCTAAAAATTCTGGCTTTTCTTTTGAATAAACAACAGACGTGAAGTAATGCCCAACATCTAATGAATGGGTTAAAATTGGAGCTTCTGGTTTTGCGTTACACATTGGTTCATTTTTAGGTTTACGTTTTGATTTTCTCATTATCCACCCAAAACAGCAAGGGCACGCTGAGTTAATTCAATACGTTCATTAAGTCCAAAAGTGCCACCATTAATGCGCTTTGTCAAGCCTTCCCAATTCTTGGCCTCTGCCAATTCATTACATCCGTGGGTCTTCCAAAACCATCCTCCAGATAAAGCGGCGTACATTGGAAGTGCAACTTGTTGCGGGTCTTTTGTAAAGTCTTTGTTTACAGCCTGACTAAAATGCCAGTAATTATCGTGTCCAGTCAACTGTATGCACCCACGGCCGTGATAAAGCCAGCCATCTCCGCTTGCCTCGTCCCGATTGCCCATACGATTAGAGTAAATCCTGTTAGCAATCTTGACTGGATTACCAGCATAAAGCGCTATTTCTTCAGGTTTAAACTTATGCCCAAATAGTTTTTCAAGCGTTGCGGCTTTGTAATTTAGGTTTTCTTCTAACGTTTTAAACTTGTTGCATTCGTGGGAGCATTGGCCAATAAAAGCGGCCTGTTTGTTAAGATCGTCTATGCCAAAAGTTGCAAAAGTAGTGGTAAGTGGCTCAGACCATTCTGAACCAATCCCAAGGGCGTGGAGCTTTTCTGGGCTGATCATTTGACCCCCTTGTTTACCGTTTCTCTGACGCTGTTGTATTGCTGGATACAGGCGTTGAGGGAGAGGATGGCTGTGTCGCCGTCTGTTGCGATGGCGATAAGCTCTTTGACAGTCTGTCGCTCAGATTCGGATTCATTGGTTGAATTTCCAGGCTGAGAGGCGGTACTTGAATTGGCTGATACACCACAGGAGGTTTGAGGTAACCGCAACTCGCCAGAGTCAGCGCGAGCATTAAGACTAGATTGCTGGGTTTTAATATCATCTTTCGCCTTTCTTAGAGCAGTCGTTGCGGTTGCAATTTTCTGGTTTAACTCTGCTTCTTTTGCGCGAGCTTCGCCATTAAGTCTGATAATTTCTGCTTGATCTTCGTCAACACGTTGTTGATAGCCTGCATGATGTCCATAAAAGTACACTCCTATAAAAGTTGCAATAGCTCCAATAATAACCCAGGGATTAAATAAACTAAACATTTTCTGCCCTCGCTTGTGCCATACGCTCACGCTCATGATCTGCCTCTAAAACAGGACCGCTGGTAGGCGCTGGGGGCGCTGTCCAACCCGTGGCTGGACCCATAACAATTTCTTTAACAGGAGGAGCTACATAAGCATCTTTGCCAGATTTAACGTTGTTCATCATAGCGGTAGCCTCATTTGTTAAGCCTTTAGTCATAATGCCGCCTATGCCTCCTACGATAAGAAGCACAATGTCATTAAGCATCTTGGTAAATGCTTGATCAATTGGAGCCATAGCCTTGATTGGCTGAGACACAAACATTACGCTATATATTAGGGTAACTACTATGAAAAATAGTATCAGTGTTACCACAACGATAACAAAAGACCTTGTACGGGCTTCTATTTCATCGGCAGTTAGTCGTTCCTGATTGGGGTTGGGGGTTAACAGGAGCAGTAGTAATTCCTTCAATTTTCTTCTCCAATACAGGTGCAACTAAATATTCTGGACAATCTTGGGTGAACTCACAACGTGGATGCTGACACTGAGGCGCACCAAAGTTATCAGGATCTTGGCAAAAATAGCGGTAACGGTCTTGACACCCCGCTAATAATAAAATCAATAAAGCGCATATTCTCATTCACTTTTTTCCTTTTGCCGTTCCATTTCTTTCTTCAGCTTTTCAATCCGCTTTATGTCTGCCTGCAACAATATGCGCTCTTGACGCACATCCATATACAAAAGACCTAGAATGGGAAGCACCAGAACAAACAACAACGCCAATATGATTATCGTTATTACATAGGCCCAGTCATTACTTTTATTGCCCACATCAGCCCCGCCATATAAATTGCAACTATTATCACCGCTATAGTCGAAGCTGTCCTAAACCAAATTTTATCAGCCAGTTCCCTCTCCCTCGCTTCAATCTCTCTTCTTTTCTTGAACATAGCTTGCTTAGCAATAGCTTGTTCATTTGCAATTGTGCCAATCATTTTGTTCACACGGGTGTATAAATCTTTCAGTTCTGGAGGAACGTGGTAGACCATATACTCCCTTAGTTCTATGCTCATCTCTTCCATTTGTGACATGGCTAGAACCCGTTGAATTGCTCTTTCAGTCTGATCCCCAGTTGGATCGTAGACCGTCTTTGACTTTAACTCTTCTTCCTCAATGTGATCTTTCAGTGCATTGTATGCTTTATAGAATGCTGTGATTTGTTTTCCTATCTCCGCATATACCGCTGGTGCATTAAACTCCTCGGCTTGTTTCTTTTTCTTTTTTATTTCTGGGGCGGCTTTTACTTCTTCCTTTGGAGGAGCAAAGAGATTTGCAATCCATCCAAATATTCCTGTAACTTCCTTGCCAATAGCTTTGACCTCATTGGCAGTTTTGATAACGTCTTTAACAACTGCCTGTCCCTCACGGAACATTTCGCACCCTTGCTTGACAAGCTTAAGGGCAGTACTGGCGGCCGCAATGAGTGTGAATGGATCAATGTCTAACCTTTAGATTTTTTCTACCCAAGCTTTTGTAGCTTCATCCCAAGTGTAGATTTTTCCATCTGTTGGGTAAGGTGTAGGTGCTGTCCAGATCCATGTAGGAGCACTGATCGTCCATGATGGATAAGGTTGGGGCGCATGGAATACATCATTCGTTTTATCGTATGTGTAACCAATTCCTGCGTAGTTAGCCCTTAGAGCCACACCACCATCAGGTTGTCCATCAGCACCATAGTGAACACCGCCACGAGTGTTATACGATGTCTGCACAAAATTATTGGGGTCGCCAAGTGCTCCCGTTGCAATAAAATCCTCTTCAGCAACAATTACCTGCACCACTAACCCATTTTCAATTTTCGCAAAGTGGCTCATAATATTTCTCCTTGAAATTCAAATGTGTGATTTTTGTGAGTTTTTCGTATTTTTTTAGCGCATGAATAAACATGCGCCCTACAAAACCCAGCGGCTTCAATTTCTTTGGCTCCAGCCAAAATCATTGTATTGCCATTCTTAATATTTTTGGCAATTACGATGTGTTTAAGCATGTGAGAACTTCTTCCAATTCTGCCAAACATTGCGTTTTTTTCTCCACTTGTTTGAGGTCTTTTACGTCCTCGAAGTTTGTCAGCAACAATTTTGGCAACCTCTGGATTTCTTGTTGGGCATCGTTCGCTTCTACGTTGACATTCTTCTTCTGAATGTTTAAAGCCAACCGTCCCATCGCCTCCATAAGTCAGGTTGTATCCATTTGGGGATTTTGTGTTCATCTCTTTGATAAGCAATTTTTCAATCAAACAAGCATCTTCCCAAGAATAAGCATCGGCTATATGACAAAAATCAAAATTGTCAACGCCATATTTTTTTATGGCATTATGCAAAGCAATGCACCACCCATCTGCTTTTTTGTGGTCACGCCATCTCCTATCCAAATTATTGGATATACCGACATATTTTTTGCCATCGGTTTTATTGGTGATAGTGTAAACCGCAATTCTCACATCACCTCGCATTCGCAAACTTAAAAGCGGTCTCGGCAAAACAAGCGTAGATGTATGTGCCGCCAGATGCGTTTGTTGTAACGCTTGTATCTCGGTTTTTAAATCCGTTAGACAAAATATCGATGTAATTTCCTTGTACTTCAGCGGTTGAACTATTTGGGAATAAATCGTTTTGCGTTACGTTGTAAGTGTCTCTTGATGTGTCCCAAATAATCCAATTTGCAGTAGTGTCTGTTCTTTTTATCATGACCCAACGTGGTCTAAAATTGGTGAACACAAATGGCCCATCTGTAGAACCATTGCCTGTATAACTACCAAATTTGCTATATCCTGGTATTTGTGCCCAACAGTAGGCAACAAATGTTTGTCCTGATTGATTACTACCTGCTTTAGTACCTATGCTAAATACAGAACTCGTAGGAGAGGTGCTATTCCATTGCAAATCACCCGTGGATACTGCCGCTGTCGTATCCAAAATCATCACGTTAGTTGCGGGATTTGCAAGACCTGAGTGATAAACAACCCAATCGTTAGTTGTTGATCTAACTTTCACAATCATCATGCTAGGCGCTACACCCAACCCATGTCCTACAGTCGCATTAGCACCTGTACCCGTATAAGTAACAACACTAAATCCTGCCGTAGCATTAACACTTACAGTAGATGTTATAGAGCCGTTAGTGTTAGAGGATGATGTTCCTGCTCCTGCAAGCCATTGCCAACCAACGTAAGTAACTGTGTTTACGTTTGTACTTCCAGTACCAGACGCATTTGCTCCTAAAGAAACACCATTTGAATTAAATGCGGTAACCTGGTCTGTTTGTGTACCTTCTGCATTTGTTAAATTGCTAAATAATTGAGAATTAACACCACGAACAGAATCAGTTAAAGAATGAGTTCCAGAACTGCTTCTGGATTTAGCCCAAAATAAATCAGGCTTAAACGATATACCATTTACTGTATTTGTAATACTTTGAGTAGAACCATTACCCGTATAAGTAGTAGCAGCCATGTAGTTCGCACCATTGCTGATTGATGGCGTTGGCAAGTTGTATGTGT